GCACCAGCAGCATCTACATTAGTGGCATCAGTAACATCAGCACTGGCTTCAATATTATCAAGTTTCGTTCCATCTGCTGCAAGATCTCTTCCATCTACAGTTCCGCTAACACCAATATTTCCTGTAACAGATATTCCAGTAGATGTTGTTTCAAGGCGTTTAGTTGGTGTAGCACTAACTCCACCTTGATAAAGTTCAACATTTTGCTGTGATCCAGCAGTGTTAAATTTTATAATATCTTTTTGATTTATTCCAGCCCTAAATGTTGCACCATTGGTAAATGCTGCAAAGGTTTGCCCTGTAGCAGTTTGAGTTATAAATGTATTATTTCCGTCATGGTGTATAGCCAAATCTCCACCAGTACCAAATTTTAGATGTGTATTATCTGCAAACGTAAGAGTACTACTTGTACCTGTAAAAGTATCACTTGCATCTGATCTTAAAAATTGACTTGAATCTATATTGTCTAATGTTGCAGCATTACCACCGTCAGCAGAAGTTATGTATCCAGCACCATTAGTTAATTGATTATTATTGGTAACATTTGTAGCTGAAGCTGCTATGCCATCTAATTTGGTTTTATCTGCCGCAGACATAGACCCTGCTGCACTGGTTGTAGCTGCTGAAATACTTATACCACCATTAACAATTTCTTGCAGAGAAAATAAAATTTGATCTGCATTATTATCTAAATCTGTTTCTGTTAAAACACTGCCGTCTTGAAAATCTACTTTCTTTGTACTTACATTTGTATCTCTAGTAAATACTATATTCCCAGTACCAGAAGGGGGTATATTACCAGAAGTAAAAGTAACTGACGAACTACTAATATTGTAATGAGTGCCTAGTGTTTTAAGAACACCACCAACTTTAACATCAATATCACTATTCTCTAAGAAAGAAAAAGATATAGCAAAAGTAGCTGTACTACCATTTCCGTTATGGGTTTGTGACGTAGCTGCTGTGTTGGTAGCCATAATTAATTGCCTAGGTTTTTAATTTTTTCCAAGTTTTTAATTGTTGCTTTAGTAGTTTCATTGTTAATTATTTCTATGTTAGCAGAATATCTTTTAAATAATTCTCTATTTTCTGGCAAACGTAACCATTCATTTCTTGCTTTTACTTTATAGTCTGCCACTATTTTTTTAATATTTTTTGAAATTATAGCTCTTGCATTGTCTTGAACACCAACCATAGTATCTTGATTGGTTGAATCAACTTCTTCACCCATAGCGGTTTTATAAAAAGCTTTCATGTCAGGTTCATTTAATTTTTTATATAAATTTACTATCAACCTTTGACCATCTACTTTCGTATCAAAAGCTAAGTATTTAATATAACTTGCGTATTGTTTGCTTGTAAGTTCAATACCACTTCCTTGTATTCCTTGTCTTCTCATAAAAAACTTTTTAGGTGGTTGTAAAGATATATTCAAATCATTAATTACACTAAGAACATAATTATCTTTTGTATTAGTAGCAGTAAAAGGATTTAAAACATCAAAGGTATCAGGTCCAACACCACTAGGATATTCAACAACTGAACCTGTTAACCAGTTTCTATCAGGTTCTAAGTTTGCATTATAAAAAGGAATTGTTCTTGCTAATTCATTAAGAGTTTGTCTAAGACCTGTATTTACTTCATCTGCTGGATAATATGTAGTATCTAGTTTTGTTTTGTCTGTAGCTCTTTGAACTGATCTACCTAGTCCAGCAACAGGATTAATAATATTAGCAGCCCTTCTTGCTAGTAAAGTTTGCAAGGCATAAGGATTATGTATAGCTTCAGCAACTTCTGTAAGACCTCTAATGTAAGTTCTATCTGTTAGATTTCTTGCAATAGAAACAGTAAGTGCAGTAGCAAAATCATTACTCTGTTGACTTCCTATTTGTCCTTCTATGTCTATAAAATCTGCAAGAAGCATAAAAGTACCAGACCAAGGATCAAGTCTTTTATAAGAAATATATTTATATTTTGGTTTACCACTTTTTGTCAAAACTATTTCTCCATTTGAATCTCTTACAAGAAATCTAAATGAATATGGTTGCCAGCCTTCTTCTTTCTTTTGTTTTACTAATTGTCTATTTGCTTCTATTGAGTCGCCAAATCCTACAGTATTAGGACCACCACCTGTCATAGCTATTTCTGCAAAAGGATTTTCTATATCCCTAGCAATCAAACCAACTGAAACAGCAAATCCACCTCCTAAATACATTTCACCTCTAGCTCTTGCAGCGATATTAGGATCTGTACTTCTAAGTGCTTGCCTGTATTCTTTCATAAATAAATTTACAACAGGTGTATGTCTTATTTGTGTTTTAAAAATATTTACAGGAGTTCTTACAAAAGGAAAAACTATTCTTCCGTAAGGGTGTTGTGCAAAATTTTGTATTCTTCCAGCAATTCCTGTATTGTCTAATTCTTTTGTAAATGTAGCTTCAGCAGCAAAATCTTTAGCTTTCTTATACATATCTTGAATACTCTTTGGCATTTTTCCAACACTACCAGTATCAACAATTTTAAATACTTTCTCTGTTTGCGTTTGAATGTATTTTTTTAATTGATCTCCTTGTAAATTTTTTCTTATTCCTTGCTCCCAAGCTTCTGCTTTTACATAAGCTCTAAAGTTTACTTGTTTTAAAAACTCGTCTTCTGTAATTAACATACGAGAACCGAAACCATTTATTCTTCTAAAGTTGTTGTAGATAGAAGGAAGCCAAGCATCAGCTAAAAACACATCAACAAAAGGTTTTACTGTTCCTCTAGTGACAATATTTTGATCTGCAAAATTTCTTACATCTTCTGCATTTATATTTCTTGATACTCGTTGTGCATCTGAAACCATTGCACCTCTATCAAGTATATTTTCATTTACCTTAAAAGCTTTACGAGCAATATTAAAAGCATCACCTAAAGATTCACCCATATATATAAATTGTTTCCAACCTTTTATAAATTCATCAGAATTAAATTCTGGTTTAAATATTAAATTATCTCTTCTAGCTAAAAGTGTATCTGCAAAAGAAATATCCATATCTTTTCTAAAAACAACTTTTGCAGCACCAAGAGATTGACTTAGTGGTTTTGATAAAGTATTTAAACTTGTAGATAAAAGGTTAACTATATGAGTAGGTGGACCGCTAAGAATAGAGTTGATAAATATTTCGTTAGTAAACTCTACACCTTTTAAAAGCAATCCTTTTTTAATCATGTGTTTCATAACTTCTGGATTACCACCTGCTACGTTCAAGTATTTTGTAAGTCTTGTTAGAGCTAAAGCAGCTTCTTGATCTCCTTTCTCTACTAAATCAAAAATCTTATTAAAGGTTTCATCTATCTCACTTACTCCTACATTTTCAACAAAATCTCTATTTATATTATTTATATTTTCTGTACCTCTTGATCGTCTTCCAAAATCTTTAGCTTCTGTTACTGTATCTCTTAAATCACCTGCAATCCTTCTTGCACCTAAAGTTTGAGAAGTAAGAGAACTAACTCCTTTATTTAAGTAGACAAGACCTTTTAATACTTTTACTTCTTTCAAAAATGCTGGTTTTATTTCTTTTATTAAATCTGCATTTTTTGTAGCTATAGCATTATGCAAAGCAGCAGATAAATTAAAAACAGCTTCGCCATTTTTATTCATCATTTGATTTACAGATATAGTTGTAGCAGGTAAGTATTTTGGATTGTTTATTATCTTGCCATTTTTAGTTTTTTTGAAAGGACCAAATTCTTGCAAGAAAAATCTAGCAGCTTCTAAAGCTTCTCCATTTGTTTGTCTTTGAGAAGCAGCAAACATATCTCCTAAAGATACAGACCTAGCCCATTGCCCTAATTCATCTGTATCTCTAAAGTATTCAGCAATATTTAAAAGACTATCTGTAAGTTCATCAATACCACCACCAGTTATGTTTGGGTTAAATGTAGATTCTATTTTGTTACCGACTTCTGGTACTTGTGTTGTATCTCCTATACCTTTTCCTTTCTTTACTTCTAAAGGTTTTACTAAATCAATAACTTTTTCATCTAATAACTCGTTACCAGCTTCATCAATACCAAGGTCTTTAAATTTTAATTTTCTTTTACGTTCTAAGGTTGATATAATTTTTGGAGCTAAAGGAGAATTTCTAAAACCTTTTAAACCCACAGCTAACCCTGTTAAAACTTCTCCTAAAATTGCACCACCAAAAGCTTTTCTAAGTCTTGCTTCTATAGGAGATATATCATCATCAGCTTTAAATACTGATGCTGGCATTTTCAAAACATCTATTACAGGTTCTAACGCACCTTCATACTCATCAACCATGTTGTAAAGGTTTTGTTCAAATGGATCTTCTACAACAAAATCTGTAAGAAAACCTGCAACAAGGTTTCTTGTCCAAGGGTTCTTAATACCTTTAAGACCTTTGGTAAAGATCCCCATAGGTAATAAGAATTGAGTTATAGCTTGTGGTATTTGAAAAAATGCACCATCATCTTCTCTTTCAAAATAACTGTAATCAATAAGATCATTATTATCGTATGGATTACCAGCTAGATAATCGTATATATCATCTGCAAACTCTACAGTTTCGTTTATTGCTTTTAAAGGACCAGTAATAGCACCTCTAATTACTTGTGATGTTTTTGTTTTTGTTATCTCTTCACTAATTTTTTCGTTTTTTTCTTTTGCTTCATTAATTATTCGTGATCTGTTTTCTAATATTTCTTCAAAACTTCTTTGATCTCCTAAAAATTTATTATCAAAAAAATCTACTACACCTGCATTACTTTTGTTTATAAATTTACTAACAGAAGACAAAGGTTGATTATCATAACTTTTAAACAAAGCATCTGTTTCTGGTGTTTTTATCTTTTTGTTTTCTTCTTCCTCTTCATTGTTTAGAAGATTATTGATGTTTGAGTCTGTCATGTTAGTTCTTTAAAAACTTTTTGTAGGAGCCATTTTTGTATGCACCCCAAGCATCTAGTCCTTGTTCATCATAAAGTCGCTTGGCTGCAATTACATTAATAATAGGATCATATAACTCTTCTTCAGATTCAATATCAAACACATCTAACAACCTGTCTTTATCATCTTTCATATTTAGTTGTAATAAACCTATAGAAAATTCTTTTTTCTTTTGTGGATCTAAACCTGATTTTACTGTATCAATCATAGGATTACCTGCTGATTCTGCCATTGCTACAGCAGCCATGATTTTAGCAATCTCTGGCTCAAAACCTACAGCTAACAACATATCTTCTATCTTAGGTTGAGGTATTACTTTTGTCTTGTCTGTATCTTTTAATATCACATTCAATGCTTTTATTTGATTATTTTTTACTTCTTTCATATTTACCCTTTCGACTATTGGCATAACTAGCTCTTGCCCTACTCTTATCATGTCTGGATTAGTAAGATTATTAGCTTCCATAATTGCTTGTACTGATGAACCAAACTGATCTGCTAATTCGCTTAAAGTATCTCCTTGTTCTACTTCAACTGTAGTAGGTGAATCATCATCAGTAAAAGCACTAGCTTCTAAATTATCAGTATCTACCAATAGTTTCATTGGTTGATAAACTCTTGGACCTTCACCGCTAAATCCATACTCACCTGTTTGTAAAAATCTAATTATTCGATCTGCTTCTGACTTTCCAACAATATTTGTAAAGTTCATTTTTGCTTTTTCTGCTACTACTTCTTCTAGCAACTTATCTCTATTTTCTTTTGTAATACCTCCCATTCTTGTTAGTTCTGCAATAACTCTTGATTCAACTGAAGGTAGAGCTGTGTTACCAAAGAAATCACCAGTTTCGTTATTGTTATTAGTTCCACCATCTGTAGCTACTCCTTCAAGTCCGCTTTGGTTTTGATTTATAAATTCTGTATTATTGTCAGTTTGTTCACTTGAAGGGTCTAGTTGTCCTTTTAATTTAGCTAGTAATTTAGCATCATATATACCTGCAAGTCTTTCATATTCTGCATTAATCTGTGCTGTACCTGCATTTTGATTAGATAATCTCCATTCTCTAAATTCTTGTTTAAATTCTTCAAGGTTTACTTTTACAAGATTTAATTGTTCATCTTTACCTATTGCAGAAAATATTTTTAATTGGGTATCTGATGTAAGTAAATTTTTAGATCTTCCTTCGTAAGTTACGAAGTAACTATTTAGAGGTGTTAAGACTCCTTTATCAACTGTACCTGCAAGACTCATTAAGCTATTTAGTCTACTTGTATTAAGATCATTTTTAACTGTACCTTCATCAAGATACCAAGCCATAGCTGCTATTCTTGCATCTGATAATGTTTCATAGTTCCCTTCATTTATATTAAAAATTATTTGAGCATATTTTTCATTTGTATCGCCATCTAAAACTGCTGCATTTGAAGCAAGTTTTGTTGCAATTAATGGGTTTGCTCTTTGTAATTCTTCTAATAAGTTAACTGCTTCCTCTCCTTTCCCTGCTGCATACAAAGATGCAACATTCAACATACCTAATTCTATAGCTTCTTCTTTTTGTCTTTTTGCTTCTGCCCTGTCTCTTCTATCTGATTTGTCTGTATAGTCTTCAACATCTTCTCTTAACTTATTCTCCATCTCAACATAGTCAGGGTGTTCTAATAAAGTTAACTGTCCATTAGGACCAAAGGGGAATTGATCTGCACTTTTAAAAATTGATAGAGCTAAATCTACATCACCAGTATCAAATCCAATTCTTTTTGCTTCAGCACTAAGACTATTTAATATTGTTTTATTGATAGCTGATCTATTTTTTGAACTTAATCCTAATTTATTTATATCATTTTCAAATTGATCTATAGAAGCTGTTAATAATAAAAATTGATTTTTGCTTACATCATCTGAGTCTGGACCTGCTGTTTGAAAATTTATTATATTTTTAGCAAGACTAGAAGCATCAATTTTTAATTTTTCTACTTGAAATTCCTCATGTCTTTTTTCGTGAATGTCAGTTATTTTAGTTGTGGCATTTATAAGATATGGAAAGAATTTTTTGTTAAACGTATCACTATCTACATCACCTAAAGAATTTATAACTTCTGTTCTTGTTTCATTTAACCAATCTGAAAACTCTAATGAATCTAAAGAAAAGTTTGATAAAGGTACTCCATCTACTGTTGCACTTTCGTATTCAGTTTTAAATTTACTTTCTAAACCACCACCTAAGATAGTAGCTTTTGTTCTTTTAAAAACCTTGTTATAAAGTCTATTACCACTAAAAAGTTTATTATCTCTTACATATTTAGATGCGTCAGCCCAATCGTTTGTTGAACTATCTAAAGCATCATTCATTGCTTCTTCTGATATTTCTGCTCTTCTTTCGTCAATTTTAGTTTCTATAAACTTTTCTAATACTGGATTTATAACCTTCAAAGTTTCAGCAAGTGCCATCATATTAGTTTTAGGCAAAACCTTAACAGGTTCTACAAACGTATCAACTGGTTGTGCAAACGATTGGTAAGCAGTACTTTGAAAACTTGATGACATAGTTTTAACGATTTACAGCGATTTCGGTCTGCAAGGCACTTGCACCTGCACCCAATATTATTGATCCTAGAGAAGGTATTTGATTATATGCTTGTTGTGTTTGGCTTCTGTATTGATTTCTTATATTTTGATATTGTGATTCTGTCTGCTGTATAGACCTTGTATGCTGTCTTCTTGCTGATTCTAATGATTGTCTAATAGATTCTCTATAGTTTGCTGCTTGTCTTTCATTGTCTTGTAGTATCAAACCAAAACTTACACCTGATCTTTCTGAAGCTAAGAGTGAAGCTCTAGCTCTTAACGCATCAATACTTTTAGCAAATTTATCTTGTGCAGAAGTTTTTTCTTTATCACTCTGCTGCTCCATTAATGCTGCTTGTTTATTTCTTTTATCAGTTTCAGCATTAGCTACACCTGCCACCTCTGTTTGATATGCTTGGTCAGCAGCGTCTTGTGCAGCACCACGCATAGCAAGCCCTTGAAATAAACTTATACCAGCACTAGCAGCAACAAGACTACACATTTAGGCAATCCTCAGAAATTCATAAAATGGTTTTTTATGTTGTCCATATTTTTCGTGATAATTTATAAAAACAAAACCGAGAGCTTCTAACCACTTTATAGCAGTATGATTCTCTGCATATACAAAATTATATAGGACTTTATAAGATTTCAACAAACTGTCTATCCATTCTCTACCTTTTCTTATTAGTTGTATTTTATATTTTTTATTAGAAAACAATTCATCAGTACATATCATAAATATACAACCATCTTTACGCACTCCACATAAACCCATAGGTTGATCCTCGTCACCAGCTATTGTTAATATTGTTTTACCAAACAAAAACGATAAACGTAAGGCATCTTCTGGATCTTGTCCTGTTTGATATAAACCTTCTAATCTATCCATTTGTCTCATGTTTTGACATACATAATTAAGATCAGATAGTTTTGATTTTCTTAAATATCCCATTAAGCTCTTCTACTCCTCATATGAAATATTCCTTCATATTCTGCACTAGCTAACAAGGTAGGCAAGAACGTGTTGTTTTTTACATCTATATTTACTCTATCTGATTTGCTCATAATAGGGACTTTAAATGTACCTGTATCTAAATTAATTTGACCGATAGAAGCAGAAGCAGCACCAAGCAAACGACCAGTAAATTTATGTAGAGATGTATCTCTATTATCAGGTGTTACTTCTACTTGAAAGAAACCAGAATCTTCATACTTAATATAAAAATGATGTATTTGTAATCGACCACTTATTAACTCAGGAGAACTACCACCTTGATTGATTTTTTGATGACTAAATCTATAGTGCATTTCATAAGGCTCACCAATAATAAATTTACTATTTCTAAAATCACCTGATGCTGTAATGGTAGAAGTAGAACCATTAGTTGAATTAGTAGTTAAAAGTGCTTGTCCTGATATAAGATTTTTTGTATTGCCTTGAGCATCTATAAAAGTGCTTGTTTCGTTACTAGCAAGATACCTGCCAATTATATTCATGTTAGCTCTTAATCTATATGGAACTGTAAAAGTAGATAGACCAGTATTAGAGTTATAAGATACTGATACTCCTGTAGTTGCTTCAGTTACCTTATGATCTAAATGATATTCAAACTTTGCGTTAGGTTCTCTGAAATCAGTTTCAAATGGTATTTTTTCAAGAGTTACACCATTAGCTTCTTCTATCACCATTATCAAATCAGTACCAATAAAATCAATATTTAAAATAGATCTATTATTGTTTAATGTATAAGTAAACCAAGAGTTTAATGCTTTAGAAAATCCATCTCCATATAGCCATCTATTTACATATAATTTATTTGGATTATCTGTACCAAGCAAAACAAGTATATCTTGGTTGTTAGATACTGCCATTTTAAAAATACCACTTGGTATTAGCCTTGGTACATGAATAGTTGTATTTGCAGCATCTTGGATTTGTTGATTACCTGTAATAATATATTCTCTAATACCAGCAAAAGAACCTTTTTTGGTTAGAAAATAAATAGAAGAACCAGAACCTACAGGTTGTGCTGCTGCACTACTTTCAAATTCAGTTTGAACAAGCACGTTAGCTGTAGAAGGTGTAAGGTTATCTGCTGAACTTGATAATACAAATTGCGTTTGTTCAGAAAACAATATAAGTTTTTCTCCCATAGTTACTGCGTGCTTTAAAATTGCAACTTTTGTGTGAGATGCAGCTACGTCTATAGGTTCTGTATCTAAAACTGATATAACTGTTTCTGGAAAGAAATTAAAAAATTCTGATACTGTCGAAAGAATTACATTATCACCTGCAAGAAATCCAAGTCTGTTTCTAAAGAAAAATACATTATTAATTTTATTACCAATAAAAGAAGGATCAGGTGCAGATACAACATCACCAACAGTACGTTCACCCCATTTAGGAAGAGTAAATGATGTGCTTGCTGCTGTATATGTATCTCCATCTACTCTTGCAAATCTAAAATT